CAAGCGGCTGGAATCTGACATCGAGACTTACCAGGTCGATCAGATATTCAAGATCCGGAAGCGGATACATTACACCTGCAAGAAAGTTCACGGGAGGAGGCGATAAGAAGTGCGGGACATTATTAAATATTCGCTCTACGGGGCCTGTATAACGTTCTGGGTGGCCCTTGCGATAACTTTATTGTGCGTAAATAAATAGGGGGCTTATAGCGGCTATGGGACGCAAAAATAAAAGACGGAAACAAAAACCGCCTTTGCTGCCCTGGAACCGAGAGCCGGAACTAAATCACGGAAGGGGGATCGACCCTCATCGGAGCCGCTGCGCTTTTTGCGGGCGGCTCTTGGATGATGGGGACTTTTACTGGTTCCCGGATGAGTTCGGGCAGTTTGTGCGGAAGTGCAAGAACGAGCGGGATTGTTCCGCCCATCGTAAAGACGAAGCCGAAAAGGCGTTTCGTCGTGCTTTTAAAGGTAGGCATCAAACTGAATGACTGATTCATAGCGGACAGAGACCTGTCTGCTTTTCACGTTTATGAAGGAGGCTATCATGTATCACAACGACTACACTGTATTAGTGAAGGAATATCTGACCCGCTATAATGAATTTAAACAGTATGTGGCGAACGTTGAGGCGGAAATCGAGGACTATAAAGAGATGCTGAAGCTCTCGGCCGTCCCTAAGGTTCCCAGCCTGTCGCCTGCTGGCGGTTGTGGCGGCGGAGATGGGGCCAGCCCGCAGGAGCGGGCGTATTTTAAGCAAGAGGACTTGGAAAAGCGTCTCGAAGACAGCTATCA